TTATGAAACTATCTGAATTGAAATCTACTATTCGTGAAGAAATAATCAATGCCTTAACCGAAGCTGGTGAAAAAACAGCTTTCATTGATGGTAATGCTATTGAATATAAAGATGAAAAAGAATTAAATAAATTTAAAGACAACCAAGATGTAAAGTCTATTAAAACAGGGAGTGGTAAAAAAATTAAAGAAGAAGATTCTATAGAAGAAATAATAAGTAAAGAATTAGAAATGAACCAAACCCAATTAGATGAAGTTTTTAATAACTTTAAAGAAGGAAAATTATCACTATCTGAATATATTTCTATTCGTAAAACACTTCAAACAACTAGAGATTCTTTAAATAAGATATTATTAGAATCTAATACTGATAATTAATGATAAAAAACAAAAGTTTTTACACGGTTATGTTAATAGTTATCCTAATAGGAGGATTAATTATTTGTGGCATATCAATAAAACTACTATCAGATAACTTGTTTTCGTTATCAAACAATAACTATAAAGAAAAAATAGATTCACTAGAAAATCTTATAGACGTAAATAATAAAAAATTCATTACTCTAGATTCTCTAAATCAGGTAGAACAAGAAAAAATATTCCATCTTCAGTCACAATTATATAACCTAAACTATAAAACTGATCAAAATCTAAGACGTTATGAAGAACAAATTAATAACCTTAATAATCTTAATGATAGTCAGCTTACCACTAAATTCACAAGTGTCTTTAGTAGTAGGTGAGCCATGTAAAGTTCCATGTGAATCATTAAGAAATGCTCTTAAGGTAAAAGAAAAAACAGATTTTTTAGATTCTCAAATCTCTATAGTTAGAGATTCTGTTATTTTATATAAAGACATAATAAATGTTAAAGATACACTTATTAAGTACAAAGATAGCCAAATAACAGTATTAAAAATCAACCAAAAACATTTTCAAGAAACTGTAAATATACAAGAAAAAGTAATAGAAGAAGCTCGCTTTGATAAAATAGTAGCTTATGTTATATCGGGTATGTCTTTCTTAGTTACTTTAGCAGCTATATTATGAGTCAACCTGATTTAAAACAAATAATTAGACAAGAATATATAAAATGTGTTCAAGACCCGGCGCATTTTATGAGGAAATATTGTTTTATTCAACATCCAACTCGAGGAAGAATACCATTTAATTTATATCCTTTCCAAGCTAAAGTATTAACATTATGGAAAGATAATCCTTATTCTATTGTTTTAAAATCAAGACAGTTAGGTATATCTACTTTATCTGCTGGTTATTCTCTTTGGACTATGTTATTCCATAAAGATAGGAATGTACTTTGTATTGCTACTAAGCAAGACACAGCAAAAAACATGGTCACTAAGGTAAAATACATGTTTGAAAATTTACCTTCTTGGTTAAAAATACCAACAGCAGAAAATAATAGATTAGCATTACGGTTATCTAATGGATCCCAAATCAAAGCAGTATCAGCTGCTTCAGATGCAGGTCGATCAGAAGCCGTTTCTTTACTAATAGTCGACGAGGCTGCATTTATTGATAACATTGGAGAAATATGGGCATCAGCACAACAAACATTAAGCACAGGTGGTGGAGCGATTGTACTTTCAACACCATATGGAACTGGAAACTGGTTCCATCAAACATGGGTTCGGGCAGAATCACAGGACAACAACTTTTTACCTATCAAACTCCCATGGAGTGTTCATCCCGAAAGAAATGAAGAATGGAGAAAAAAACAAGATGAAGATTTAGGAGACCCAAGATTAGCAGCGCAAGAATGTGACTGTGATTTTAGCACTTCTGGTGATGTTGTATTCTATCCAGAATGGGTTGACTTTATTGAAAAAACATATATAAAAGAACCACTAGAACGAAGAGGAGCAGACCAAAATTTATGGGTATGGCAGCCCGCAGATTACTCTCGTAGCTATTTAGTTACAGCAGACGTTGCTCGTGGTGATGGTAAAGATTATTCTGCTTTTCATGTAATAGATATAGAATCAAATGTACAAGTAGCAGAATATAAAGGACAAATAAGTACAAAAGATTTTGCTTACTTATTAATAGCTATAGCCACTGAGTATAATAATGCTTTATTAGTAATTGAAAATGCAAATATTGGTTGGTCTACTATACAAACAGTAATTGAACGAGGGTATGATAATTTATATTATTCTTCTCGAACTGAAGCTAATGATGTTGAATCATATATAGCAAAACAAGAAAACAATAATAATCTAGTACCAGGTTTTACTATGTCTCTTAAAACACGACCCTTAGTAATAGCTAAATTTAGAGAATTTATAGGTGACCAATCTGTAAATATTCAATCCAAACGACTACTAGAGGAAATGAAAGTATTTGTTTGGAAAAATGGCCGCCCAGAAGTCCAAACAGGTTATAATGATGATCTAGTTATGGCTTTTTCTATTGCTATGTACTTAAGAGATACATCTTTAAAATTTAGACAACAATCTATAGAACTAACAAAAGCATCTCTTTCTTCATATAAAAGTGGACACCAAAAAGGAGGTGCGTATAATACCACTCAATTTGATAACCCGTGGAAAACAGAAATTGGAGGTCAACAAGAAGATCTTTCCTGGTTATTATAAATATTTATAACAATAAACATGGCAGATACTAGTATATTTACCCGTTTACGGCGCTTATTTTCAACTGACGTAGTAATTAGAAACGTTGGTGGGAATGAATTAAAAGTCGTAGATATTAACAAAGTTCAACAATCTGGACAAATACAGACAAACGCTCTAATTGACCGTTTTACCCGTCTGCACACTACAGGAAATGCTCCTGTATATAACCCTGCTTTAAACTACCAAACATTAAGAACACAACTATACTCAGATTATGAAGCAATGGATACTGATGCTATTATTGCTTCTACTCTAGACATAGTATCGGATGAATGTACTTTAAAAAATGATATGGGTGAAGTATTATCTATCAAATCACCTGATGAAGACATTCAAAAGATTTTGTATAATTTATTTTACGATGTATTAAACGTAGAATTTAATTTATGGAGTTGGATCCGCCAAATGTGTAAGTATGGTGATTTTTTCTTAAAACTAGAGGTAGCTGAAAAATATGGTGTATACAATGTTATACCCTATACTGCATATAATATAATTAGGGAAGAAGGATGGAATGAGAAAAATCCAAGTGATGTTAGATTTAAATTTGACCCTGATGGATTATCTGGAGGAGGTAGTGCATATTCTGGTTTTAGTTATGGGGATAACGACCAAGCTGTTTATTTTGATAATTATGAGGTTGCTCATTTTCGTTTATTAACAGATGTAAATTATTTACCTTATGGTCGTTCATATATTGAACCTGCCCGTAAATTATTTAAACAATATACCTTGATGGAGGATGCTATGTTAATCCATCGTATTGTTAGAGCTCCTGAAAAACGAGTTTTTTATATGAATGTAGGTAATATTCCTCCACAGGAAGTAGATGCATTTATGCAGAAAACTATTTCAAATCTAAAACGTACTCCATTTGTTGATGATAAAACAGGACAATACAATATGAATTATAACATGCAAAACATGTTAGAAGATTTTTATATTCCTGTACGAGGTAATGATAGCTCTACTAGAATTGATACTACCAAAGGAATGGAGTATGATGGTATTGCGGATGTTGAATATTTAAGAGATAAATTATTTGCTGCCCTTAAAGTACCTAAAGCATTTTTAGGATATGAGGCTGATCTGCAAGGTAAAGCTACATTAGCAGCCGAAGATATTAGATTTGCCCGCACAATTGAACGTATACAGCGCATTATCCTTTCAGAATTATATAAAATAGCTATGGTTCATTTATATGTACAGGGCTATACAGCAGAAAATTTAACTAATTTTGAATTAGGAATGACTACCCCTTCAATCATTTATGATCAAGAAAGGATAGCATTAATGAAAGAAAAAGTTGATTTAGCTAAAGAAATAATAGATGCTAAATTAATGCCTTCCGATTGGGTTTATGATAATATATTCCATTTCAGTGAGGAACAATATGAAGAATATAGAGATTTAATTAGGGAAGACTCAAAACGATCATTCAGAAATACACAGATTGAATCTGAAGGAAACGATCCATTAGAAACCGGTAAATCATATGGTACACCACATGATCTGGCTTCACTATATGGAGCCGGAAGGTATACTAGCCAAAAAGGTAATGTACCTCCTGGATATGATGAAGATGAATCTGATTTAGGTCGTCCTAAAGAAAAATCTTCCATGGTAAACACTGAAAAAGATCCATTAGGAAGAGATAGATTAGGTAAAAAAGATATGAAGGTAGATGATCAACCTGATGTTAATAAAGGGCAACCACCATTAACATTAGAAAATGCTCAAACTACATTCTTGAAAAACAAACAAATGTTTGAGTCAATCGACAAAAAGATAATATTCAATAAACCTTCTGATAGAGACTTGTTAGATGAGTCTAGGATCAAAGAGTAATTCCTTTATAATATTTATAATAAAATGAACAAGCTAAAACATAGCAAGTTTAAAAACACAGGCATATTATTTGAATTATTATTAAGACAAATTACTGCCGATACCATTAATGAAAAAAAATCACCTGCTTTAGATATAGTTAAAAAATATTTCGTAAAAAATGAATTAGGGAAGGAATATAGACTATATAAGTCTCTTTTAAAAGAACTTCCTTTAACCGAGTCTAAGGCCAATGTGGTAATAAATACTATATTAGAATCTTCTAAAAAACTTAATCGTACAACTTTAAGAAAAGAAAAGTATAATATTATTAAGGAAATAAAAGAAAATTACAATATAAACGATTTTTTTAAAATTAAACTTCCTAATTATAAAGCATATGCTTCTTTATATTCATTAATAGAAATATACAATAACAGTGAATTAATTAATCCTGATTCTATTATAGATAATAAAGTAACATTACTTGAAATTCTTACTTCTTCTAGCATTACTAAAAAAGCAGTTAAAAATGAAGTAATAGAAGAATTTTCCAAGTATGATAAAGATTTACGTATTTTAACATATAAAATCTTATTAGAGAAATTTAACGATAAATACGAAAATTTCACATCTTCCCAAAAAGAAGTATTAAAACAATTCATCACTAAGGTAGATTCAGTACCTCAGCTTAAAGAGTTCTATAATACAAAAATTAGAGAAATTCTTTCCGAACTAAATACTATTGAAAAGAATATAGAAGAAAAAGTTATAAAAATTAAATTAAATGAAGTAAAAAAGGTTATAAAAGAATTACCAAAAAACTCATCTATTAATTCAACTAACTTAGTTAACCTACTTCAATATTATCAATTAATCCATGAATTTAACCAAATTAGTAAACCAAGTACTGGAAACTAGAAGGTTCCAAAAACCTAAATATACCCCTACTCAAACAGACAAAGAAATGGGTAAATTTAGTTGGGATATAGAATACCTACCTGACCTAGCCAGTATATATAGTGAGGTTAACAAATTTGAAAAAGATTTAAAAGACGTATTAATTAGCGATGAAAATTTATCTAAAGATAAAGAGCTAATTGAATTTTTATACGGTATTCGTCAACTGAAAAATAAACTAGGTGCCCATTTAAGAAAAAATTATCCTGATGCCCACAGAGAAGCAAAAAAAATCACCGGATAATATTAGATTACTTATTCAAAAAGTAATTAAAGAAATGTCTTTAACAGGAGGAGGAACAGCAGGAGCTGGTTTTTCACCGGGAGTTGGAGGACAATATGCTACCCCATTTGCTTTTAATCCAAATAAAAAAGCTAAGGGAGCAGCAAGAAACTACTACCTTAAATTAGGTTGGAAGCTTGTAGATCGAGATAAATTAAAGAAAAAAGCCAAAACATATACATCTGTAGATCTTTGGAAATAACAATATATTTATAACATATGAATAAGAAAAAATACTTAAAGGTAAAAATGATGAATTTGGAACAAGAAATCCAAGCTCTATTGTCTCAAGCAAATTTGCTTGGACCTGGTACCTTTGATGCAGTAGCCTCTGATATTGATTCATTAACAGACCAAGTAGAAAAAATTAGAAAAGAATTAAATAATAAACCGTCTGATGAAAAAAATAAAGAAGAAATTGAAGAAAACGACAATATGCCGTCTTTGGAGGAAATTTTTGATTCATTGTATGAAAATGAAGAAGAATTTGAAGAAGATAGGATGAATGACTTTACTCGTTTAAAAAAAAACTACAAACGATAAGTCTCCTACTTACAAAAGCTGAAACCGATTCTTCAGTTATATATAAGGAAAAAGAAGGATATAATGTTCTTTATGGAACTAAGATAATAGAAAAACTAATGGATCAAATTATAGATCAGTTAAGTACAAAATAGCAATATTTATAACAAATGAAACAATTAACCTTACAAGAGCAGTATAACCTTATTAAAGAAGGAAAAGGTCATAAGCAGAACTTTTTTAAAGCTGCTCTTGCCCAATACCCTAACTTGTTTACTCCTTCTACTCCTTTTGATCAAGTAGTAACAGTACTAAACCAAAAAAATATTATTTCAGAAGGTCCTAAAAATGAGGGTAATAACCAACTTGATTTCTTTAAACTATTTGAAGAAAAATTAAATCAAAATGAGTATGATTTTAAAGATAAAAAAGCAGTAGATAATCTACCTTTTAATCAAGTACTTACTGGTTATTATACTGAAATGAAAAATCCAAAAAATGCTGAAAAAACAGAACAGCAATTAAAAGATATTGTATATAAAAATTTATCTAAAGACCCTATGTATTACATTACAAAAGGCCAATTTGGTGAAGATGGTGTAGGGTATACAGAAGATGCTCCTGGATTAGGTAAAACCAAAGAAGTAACAGGTAAGTTTAAATCTTCAGGAATGGAACCTGTTAAATTAAGCGAAAGCATGTACGCTGATTCTGACTTAAATGAAGTAGGAATGTTTCATGATCCAAGAATGTCCGGTAATTTTAAAGACGCTGATGATCAATGGGAAAATGGAGCATATCATGTTAGATTCAGAATGTTAAAAAACAAAGGTGTTGGTGAAGAAAAAGCTAAAGAATTAGCAGATACTTATGAAGATAAACCTTGGGAAGAAGTAAAAAGATTACTTAACTTAAACGAAGTAAATATATTTGATGTTAACCCAAAAGCTAAAAAGGCATTGGAAAAACTAATGGCTAAAGGCATGTCTGAAAAAGATGCTAAAAAAGCAATTGCAGATAAAATGAATGCTTCAGATAGAGAAGATGAAAGAGCTGAAAAACGTGCTTTTGGTTTAAATGAAACCAAAAACAAGACCTACGCTGATTCTGATGGTGATGACGATGAGTATTATGATGCTGATAAAGAGCAGGATGATGACACGGTTGCTGTGCCTAGGGATGATAAAGGTTTACCTTTAGAAGAAGACAGTGTAAGTGAATACCTAGGCGGTAGAATGGATGTTCCTCCAAATTACGGTATGGATGATGATGACGAATATTATAGCAATTGGGATTATGATAAAATTGCAAATGAAGAATTTGGAATGGATTATGATCAGTTAGGTCCAAATGAACAAGCATGGGTCCGTGATGAGGCAGATAATATAAGAGAAAATATTTCCAACACAAAAATGAATGAGGAAGATCAATATCCAAAATACAACCCTAATATCCATAAAACATTACTTAGAGGATATATTGAACGTGAATTAAAGGGGGATGATGTTTGTCTTTACTTACCATTTGAAGAAGAAGAAACATATGCTGTTGAATATAAGATTCCAAAATCATATATAGAGGGAATGACAGGTAAATCTATTGAAACCCAAGATGATTTAGATGAGTTAGATAGTTCATTAATTCACACATATGTTAAGTATATGTTGAAAAATCCTAAAAGATTTAAACCATCATTACAAGAAGCTAAAAAAATGGCTGTTAACAAAATGATGAAAGAAATAGATATTTTAGGTGAC